GAGATGAGTTGGTTTATGAATACAAACCTAGAGATTATTCAAGACAACAAAAAACATGGAGAAATCCAGACCTAAAAAAATATACAACTTGTAGACTAAAAAAAAGAATTACTTCAAAATATACAAATAAAAAAGCGTGTATTTATCAGGGTGGTAACAAGACTTTTACAATGATGATTGAAACTTGGTGTCCAAAAAAATATAAATGTGTATATGACCCAAATGGAACAGAACCAGACATTGACAAGGTTATGGATAGTTTACGGAGCATAAAAGATTGATTACTGCATTTATGTTAGCTTGTTATATGAATGGTGCTTTAAATGGTGCTATTTATTTTAAATCTGTAAAAGATTGCACATTTTATTCTGAAAATTTAAGTGGTCAAGAATTTGATACTGATATGGGAAAACAAAAATATAAATGTATTTGTAAATTAGTTCCTAGTATTAACCCAGACAAAGTAAAGGTGTATTAATGCAAAAAAAATTACAAAAAGGCTCAATATTAGATGAATATGATTTAGATGGTGATAATGAAATTACAAACGAAGAATTACAAAGAGCCAAAGAAATTAAAGAAACTGAAACTAAATTAAGAAAAAATCTAGCACAATTAAGAATGGCAAGATATACTTTGATAGGTATGGGAGTATTTACAGTTGCTTTATTTTTTGTTCCTATAGAAAGAGTAAATGCTTTAAGTGATGTATCGAACTTGCTTTATATTTCTGGCAGTTCAATAGTCGGTTTCTATATGGGTTCTAATGCTTATATGGCAAAGAATGGGGTTAAATAATGAATTTAGAAGAATTAAAAGAACATATTAAGTTTGAAGAAGGTGTAAAGCTAAATGATAATGGTGAACACATTTTGTATAACGATTCACTTGGATATAAAACTTTAGGTATCGGACATTTGGTAAAAGCTACAGACCCAGAAAACGAAATGGAAGTTGGAACTGTTGTATCACAAGAAAGAGTTGATGAATGTTTTGAAGCTGATTTATATGTAGCCATAAATGATATGGAAAAATTTACAGAAGATATGAATGTAGATGAAAATGTAAAAGAATGTGTAACACATATGGTATTTCAATTAGGTTTACCCAGATTAAATAAATTCAAAAATTTTAAACAGGCTTTATTAGATGGAGATATTGAAACTGCACAAGCCGAGATGAAAGACAGTTTATGGTACAGACAAACAACAAATAGAGCAGATAGATTAATTGAAAAATTAGGAAAAAGTTTATGATTGCTAGTTTATTACCAGTTGCTTCAAAGTTACTTGGCAAATTTATTGAGGATAAAGACACAAAAAATAAACTTGCACATGAAATAGCGACTATGGCTGAAAAACACGCCCAAGCGTTAGCTATGGAGCAAATAAAGGTAAATATAGAGGAAGCTAAAGGTAACTGGTTTCAAAGTTCTTGGCGTCCATTGATAGGTTGGATATGTGGATTGTCTTTAGCCATAAATTATATGGTTTCACCAATTTTAGCGGGATTTGGTATTATTATTCCACAGGCTGATATGTCGGTAATGATGCCATTATTGTTTGGTATGTTAGGAATAGCGGGTATGCGATCATATGACAAAACTAAAAAGGTGGACACAAAACAATGACAAAATTTTATATGAAGCTATATGACTTCTTTACAAGCATAGCCAATTATTTTTGGAAAAAAGCATTGCAACCGAAAAAAGAAAGGGTTTATCATGGCACTAACACAAAAACAAAAAAAGTTACCAAAAGCACTTCAAGAAGCAATTCTAAAAAGTCAAAAAAAAGGTAAGAAAAAAAAGAAAGGAAAAAAATAATGCCATATCATACTGGAAAAGGTTCACATTCTAAGGGAATGAAAAAGAAGAAAAAGAACAAAAGAATGAAGATAAAGAAGAAAAAGTAAATGGTTCTAGTAAAATCTATCAAAAAATTTACAGCTAAGTTAAATAAAACTCAAAAGAAAGCTATGAATAAACACGCTAGGCATCATTCATTGAAACATATGAAGCAAATGGCAAAAGACCTAGAAGATGGAAAAACATTTGGTCAAGCACATAGACGAGCCATTAGGAAAGTCGGAGTATGACAGGTTTTACAACTACAGCTACTATTATTGAATTAATAGGTAAAAGACCTATAAAATCAAAAAGAAGAAGAACCAGAAAGAACAAAATGCCCTTTAAAGGCAGTTTAAAGGCGGTACAGCGACTTTTGCCCACTAGAAGGATAAAGTACTAGGTGTAATCCTCAACACCTCACAGGAATGTTTTTTTCAATGATTTGTTTGATTTGATCTAAACATTCAGTTAAACCCCCCTTGACCACAAAGTGAGGTGTACCAAGTGCTTTCGATTGTACCGCCCACAATTTTTGAGAATCAGACAACCTACCCTTTTCATTTTTCAGTTCAATATAAAGAACCCGCCCTTCTGGATATTCAATAATTATATCTGGACACCCAGATTTCAAACCCATTTTTTTCATCTTTGCATGATAGGATATAGACCTTTTACCCTCATTAGGCACATGAAAATGTCTAAAAAAATAATATTTACCTAGATAGTTTAGATATTCATTACAGGCTATTTGAATGTCTGATTCTTTCGTCATAAGGGTCTGTATATTCTGTTTCACTTCCTATAAATACTGCGATTTATTTAAGTACCTCGAAGAACAACAGACCCCTATGTGCATAGTAGAATTGGAGTTCTTACTATATTCCCACTTTGAGGTTGGAGGAACATAATCAATTTACCAAAAAAATTTATATTTTACAACACTTTACAAAAAACTATTTAAAATCAAAACTTGACAAAACCTAGAAAATATGCTAGGTTAAAAAATAATCAAAATAGAAATGGAGTTCAAAATGAATATAAAATTTACAGAACAAGAAATGATTGAACTTACTTGTATGCTTGGGGAAACCAAAGAATATAAAGTATGTCAAGGTTTTAATTCTTTTGCTGATGATTTAAAATATGATTATTCAGAAGAAGAAATTCAAAATATGAAAATATATCTTGTTCCACTTTTCAAAAAACTTGGAATGTTAAAATAACAATAAGGGGGGCAACCCCCCTTTTTTTATTTTAAAAAAAGTGCATTTGGTGTTTGACTTATGAATAAACCTAGTTTAATATCTAGGTTATAGATAACAAATTGGAGTTCAAAATGACAAAAATCAAAAGTAAATATTTCCAAATGCTTTCTGGAAACAATCCTATCAAAGTAAGAGTAAACTATGAAGAAGATACCAAAAAAATCGTAGGGTTTGATTGGACTTCTGCAAAGACTAAGGGTGGATATTACTTTGTTACCACAGAGTACAATAGGTATTCAAAGAAAACTGGTCTTGATAGATTTGCTAAATATCTTGACCACATGAAATCAGCTAACATAACTTTATAATAATAATAGATCGGAGTTCGTATTATGAATAATTTACAAATGGCAAAAGATTTTATAAAGGGGTGTGATACTATCACATCTCTTTTTGTTGGTTTGGGTAAGCAAGATAAATTGTATTCCCTTTATGCTAACTGGAAAGAAACTGTATGGGGTAAAACTGAAGGTGGTGTTCCTATAGCTAGGGTTGAATATAGAACCCAACATCTGGTAAACCTTGCGATTGACTTTGCAGAAGCACAAGAGAAAGCCAAAGTATTCTGTAAAGCAGAAAGGGTTATTAATGGTCTTTATTTAGCCAAAGAGCCTAGTAAACAGAACCCTTATGACTTTAGAACCCCAGAAGAAATAGCTGAAGAAAAAGCTGAAAAAATCAGATATGAAAAGACTATTGATGATATTAGATGGGTTTACAGAATGTCTAATAGATTTGTAAGTGAAGATAAATACAATCTAAGAAGTACTTTTGATATTGCTTTAGAAAGTAAGTTATCAATTATGTCAGATGATTTAATGAATTATAAAGAAAAAAATCTTTTGGCAAAAAAGTTAAAGCAACAAAAATTGCATAAACATAAAAGAAAGTATTTTCAAAAAGCTAAACAAATATCGCTTACTGTTAAGAACTGGAAACCAAAAGCTGTTCAACAAGCTAAGAAAACTAATTTTGTTGGTTCAGTTGGTGATAAGCTAGAAGTCGAACTTACAGTTCAAAAAATTACTGGTTATTCTACACATTGGAATTATGTGAACATTTACACAATGGTGGATAATGATGGTAACATTTTTGTTTATAAAGGTTCTACTGATTTGGCTGATAGAAATAGGTCAGTATGGAAAGCACCAGTTAAGGAAGGTCATAAGATTATCGTTTCTGGTAAGGTCAAAGAGCATAGTAAATACAGACCTAGAAACTTTGAAAAGCTATGTATCAAGCAAACTAGACTTGAAAGAATTAAGGTTCTTAAAAGCTTAAACGTAGATGATAGAGGTAGAATTGTTGAGGGGGTTGCCTAATGTC